AGTGATGCTAGGTTCGGTGGTATTAGCCACGACATAAACATTACCAACTGCGCCTAATTCTTGGCCCAAAGCCAATTCATTAAGAGCTTTTTCTAAAGCATAATTCCCTGCGGAAGCTTGACTATAATTTTTCATTCTGTTTTTCCTTTTTCCCCTCCGAGCATCGCTGATCGGCTAGAGATAAATTTTTAATATTTTAATTAACCTAGAGCCATCCAAGTGACTTGTTCACTTGTGACTACCAAATCTGTGTCAAGTCCAATTGCGAATCCGGTAGCGGTTGGAGTAATACCAAGGGTGGTAATTACTGATCGAGTACCATCGATAGCGGTTTTAACTGCCGAAGCATCAGCCATACCTTCAAACCATTCGAGCATCACATCACCACTAGCGTTTAAATTAACCACTTTGACATATCGAGGAGTAAAGCCAAGCTCTACATCGACTGGAAATGTACTAGCAACTGTTCCGGTATCAATGATACGGCCTGTCGCCATTCTTAAAGTATTGAGTGCGGGTTTGTTTGTTTCTGTTACTGCCATATTTTTATTCCTTTTTTAAATTTATTAATAAATATTAAGCTGAGACTCCAACTTGTAAATCGACTACATAAGCTGAGTTTAGAACTTTAGCTACATAAGCCGCTTTCCAACCGGAGGTTGTTCTTTGGTTTAATGGATCGGCTGTACCGGCACTACCCAATGGATGAACAATGTTTTGTAATGATTTTCCGGAGATACGAGTTTGAGCAAAAGCATTTTGTCCGAAAATCAAGACATGATGGACATCATTGCTATCGGCACCGGCGGCGGATTCTACATAAGCATTGGTTGACATTAAGAAGCGAACATTTGACAAAGAGCCAATTTCATCTTCCATAACATTAGATTTGTTAGGATACTTTTCAACAGGAATCCAACCAATAGCATCATCAAGATCGTAAGCAACATCCTCAGAAACTATACCGATAAAAGATCTACCAATTGGGACTGTGTTGTAACCAGTAGAAGCATCAATCATTGTCGTAACAGGTTTAGCTTGACCTCCACGAAGAGTACGGACAACTTGTTTAACCTCTTCACGAGTTATTTTCATTGCGGCTGTAATTTCATTAGTAGCGGTAGCGGTGGAGGCATATTGAACAGAAGCACCGGCCACAAAGACATCACGAGCTAATTGATCTAAAGAATCACCGGCTTGATCACCTAAAATTTCAGCTGTTTCAGTTAAGATAGGATCTAAAGTTTCTGTCAAAACAGTATCAGTAATGGTCACATAATCACCGTAGTAAAGGACTGTAGCAGTAATATCGGTTATTGAAAGTTGTTTACCTGTTGGAGTGACACCATCGGAAAGAGCAGTTGTTTGAGCTGTCAAGCTTCCATATCTTCGAAATTTAATCACATTAGTACCTGAGTTAGAGGGAAGATCACGAACCTGAGCGAATCGGTTATGAATGAAAGAAGGAACCGCACGATCTAAAAGAGTACGGTCATAAAAACTTGTATTTTCTGCACTGATGATTGTTCTGTCTGTGTTTGGCATATTTTTTATTTTTTTAAATTTTTATAATTAAAGCAACAAAAAAGGCCCGCCCTTAACAGGCGAGCCTCGGTTTTTCCGTTATTGCTCTATCTAAAATTAATTATATACTAATTTTTTCGTGTCAACAACTAGTTTAAAGAGATTCTTTAATAGCCTTACCAGTAGCAGGATCTACACGATCAGCTAAAAATTGTGATCCGGCTTCACTAGTTAATCTCAATCTGCGAGCAAGAGAAGCACCAACACTTTGAGGAACAAAGACTAAAACACCTTTTGCTACATACCACCTAGCTCCATTTTCTTGAATCATCTCAACTGCGGTACCATCCTTAACTATTTGATCTTTCTTATTACCAAACTTATCTTTAGTCCATGTAACAATACCGGGTTTCTCATTTGGTTCGAGTGGTACTAAAAATTGAACAATTTTGCCATCAGCTTCCTCTTTTAGCCATTTATTCATCATAATATTTTTCTTAGATTGCCATTGTCTTTCTATCTGTCTCTCTTCAACTGGATTAGCTTTTTCCTCTAAGGTGTCAACCTTTTGGACAACTGCTTTAGCTTTCATTCCATTTAATACTGCCTCACATTGCTCGATCGTTGTAAAAACATCAACCGAATCGGCAGGCATACCGGCTTCAATTAACTTTCTTTTTAATGATTCCAATTGTTTAGAATCATCTACAACTGATGTTTCAACTTTATCCTCGGGACCGGGGATGATTGAACTCTTTTTAACTTCTACCTTTTTATCGTTTTTAGACATATTTTTATTTTAAATAATTAATTAATTTTCAGGATGTAAAATCTTTTGTCTTTGAGCGGCTACCTCTGCAGGAGTTGCAGTCGCCCAATCAATCTTGCCACCATCCGTTTTTCTAGCTGTGGTGCCAGGAGACTTTGTTTTATCGACTGTTTTCTGCGCCTCTCTCTCTTCCTTGGCACCGAGTTTCTTCATATCCTTAGCGGCTACAATAGCGGCAATATTATAAATAGGTACCTTAGAATAGGCAGGATGGGAAACATATTTTAAAATGGCTCCTTTGTATTTGGTGTATTCCGGTTTAGCTAACAAAAATGAATCTACTTCCTGTTTGTTCTCTAATTCTTGAAGTTTACTACCAACTCTTTTATCGACAATTTTATTGATTCTCTTTTCATCCTCATCGTCAACATCGTCCTCTTCCTCATCATCATTCTCTTTTTCTTTTTTAACTTCCTTTTTACCACCACGAACCTCCGAATCTACATCGATTTTGGAATCATCGAACTCTTCATCATCTTTTTCTTCGCCCTCCTTTCCCTTGTCCTCTTCTTCTTTATCCTCCCCTTTCTCGTCATCTTTTATTTCCTCCTCTTCTTTATTTTCTTCTTTATTTTCTTCCTTAGTTTCTTCAATAACTTCATTCTCTTTATTTATTTCTTCTGACATATTTTTTTAGTATGGGTTTTTCCCTAACTAGTAATTAATTAATAATAATTTACTTTACTATAATAATCAAGTTCGCTCGACTTTTGGATAGGGATCATCCTCAATCTCTTCACTAGATTCTTGAGGTTTTAATTTATCAATTATTGTTTGTGGAGTCTCAATAATACTTTTATGTATTTTTAATCGATCTCGAAGCCTATCAATAAAATCTTTAGTCTCAGTCTCTCCGGTACCATCTAAGATTTGATCTTTAATCAATTCCATATTTCCCTCAACAATCATCACCAACAATTGCCAACCGGGGTGAGCTAATAAAGTAGTGAAATTAGAGATAGCGGCATCTCTGATCTTTGGATCATCAAAATTTAGTTCTTCTTTTTTTATCATTGGTTTGAGGTATCACTTGGACTAATACCGGCTTTACCGGCAGTTGCGTTTGGAGTAGCCGTTGCCGGTGCCATCGCACCGCCCGGAGTAGTTGTGGTGCTTCCCGGTTGTTGATAATTGGTACCAGTGGTATCAGTAGGAAATAACTCAGGCTTTGTCTTTTTAATTGATAGAGCTTTTTTGTGTGTCTCGATATGAGCAATGGCCGCTTCGGTTGGTTTACATTTAGAATGAATTTCAAGGTGAACATTGTGATCATCCTCAGGTAATACCGGAACTGATTTGTTTTTATTTAACAAATCATTTTGGTCCTCAGCGATTCTTTCATCAATAGTAGGTGGATATAATCGATCCAATTCCTCTTTGTCCATGCCATTCAATTTACCTAGTTTTTTCAAAGCCCATCGGCGGTTAGCATTAGGATCAGTCAAAGCCATTGAAAAATAAGCAGTGAGTAATTGACGATCTTCCAATTGTTTAGCACGACTTAAAGTATCTGATTCAATAAAGACATCCGGATCGAGTCGAGCAATAATATCTTGTTTGCTCAATGGTCTCCATTTAGGACCAAAAGCACCAACAATTCTCAAAATCTTTTCATCAATATTATCAGCGAAGTTGTCTTTATGGAGGTTATACCATTGTTGCCAAAATCTTTTCTCGGACCAACCGAATATTTTGGCGGATAGTGAGAATCGGGTATCAGATGCCGATGCTAGCAAATTTGTTTCACCAAGGGGCCGATCATTCTGTGATTGTATACCTTGCTTTATATCGGGGGTAGCGGTGGCTTTTTGAGCCGATATATCAAGAGTCTCAAAAATGAAATTTAATAATTGCATGTTTGGTCTAGCTTTATTTAGAGGCATTATGGAATTACCCACTGGCTCGCCGTTCTTAGAATCAACACCAATTCCTTTATTAAAATCAAAATCAAGATCACTTTTATTAGTAATCTTATTAGTATCGTAAATATACATTGGATAAAGATCGGCTTTCATAGCTTTCAAACCTAGATTTTGAGCAATAGCTCTAGCTCTTTGTTTGTCCTCAGTAAGATCCGGAACCGAGGTACCATCCCAATCGTGAGATGTGGGATATAAAAGACGATCAACTAATGGCCAATGATCTCTTTTAAATACTTTGAATCCAACCACTGTACCCCGATCATTCGCCAAATAAACCTTTACTTTCTTAATTTCACCACCCACTTCGAAATGAGTAAACCATTGTGTAATTGTATATTGAGCATTGACACCCAAATTCGATTCTTTATCTTTTTCAGTATTTTGTCTACCCTGAGCATTATCTCGAGCCTGTATTGAATCTTCGAGTAAAGAATAAGTACTTGATCCAAATTTCAAATTATCAAAATTAATATCTTTTAAAAAGCAATCGTTCTCTTTCATGGCCGATTTTGTTATTTTCAATTCATTACCACCAAAACGCATGGCTCCCTTACCTTGCCTATTACCATTGATGGTAACGGCACTAGGATCTCTTAACCAAGCAATAGGATCGATATTGTAGGGTAGGGGAATAAAGACATTGTTATCCGGATCTCTTTCATATTCTTCCATTGATAAAATTCCATGGCCAAAAAATATAGTGTCCCAATCCCATTCATAATCCAATTGATCCTTTTCCATGTCGTCATAGTCTGACTTAGCCATGGCGGTCAAATTATCTGCGGTCTCTTCATCTCCATCCTCTTTACCTTGAAAATCAACATTAAGTCTATCAGCATAAAGTGAAGCCAAAACAGTTTGAAAAGTGGTAAACATGGTGGTATCACCCACTGCTTCTTTATTTCTCTTCTGATTGTTAAATAATTTCAATCGGATATTCCACTCATCTTTTTTGGGCTTTTGGTGTCTCCAAGCCACATCGTACTCACTTTTACATTGAGTAGCCAAAGCTTCCCAATTTAAAGTAAAAGAATCATCGCCATTGGTGGTTCTCTCAAAAACTTTTTCTTTAATTGTTGTTTCCACCTTTGGTTGATCTTTCTTTATTTCTTCCATAATTAATTTAAATCCTTATTATTAATTTTCATTTTTGCTTGCTCAAACATGTCGACAACATGTTGATCTGATTCCGGAATACTATCACCCCTTTGAAAATCAATAGTAGCGGCGGCACCGGCATAACACATTTTAGTTACTTCATTCGTTTCATCTGCCGTCAATTCAGTATGTCCCTCACTTGGCTTCATAATAATAAAAGAGGAATACAATTCACCATTAAAAACTGCATCCCACAAAAAAAGATCAGTATAAACTTGTCTAATATAAATCCTACCATTTTTATAGGTAGTTACCATCAATAATTTAATTTGACCTTGAACTGTCTCACTATCAGTTTCAATAGCAAAATTATCTTTTTTAATTGTGTCCTTTTTTTGCTTCGATTGTTTTTTCATCTTCAGTATCGACTCCAACTTTAATAATTTTTAAACTGGCATTAATAGGCTCTCCCTCTCGCCATTCATTTTTGCTAATTCTTGTCATCTCTACTTCAACCTCAATCATATATCTTTGCCCTATTTTCCATTCTTTAATCTCCGGCATTTGTTTTTCATCAACGCTAAAACTTGGTAAACTCTTTCCCATTTCCATCATTCCCATATTGTCTTTCATTTTCTTTGGTTCTTCTAAAGTTCTCATTTTTGTTTGATTCATAATTTAATTATATATTAAAATTATTAACTTAAATCAATTTCTGTGGTCTCATCGAGCATCTGACTATCTTTCACTTCAATCCGGACCAAGACATTATTAGCTTTAAAAACAGTAATTTGACCAAAAGTAAATTTTCTCAACTTAGAAATTAGCACCGCCTCTTTTTGAGTAATGACTGCGTTTACTTTCTTTTCCGGTACATAAGGTGTAAATGGTTTAGTATCTGGCATATTTTTTAATATGGATCATCATTAATTGCTTCTCTATTTTGTTGTCGATTGACCATCTGAGGCTGTTGGTACGATGTCGGCATGTCCGACTTAACAAAAGTCAAAGAAAAACCATCGGCCACATCAGGACTTTCTACCCCCTCTTTGAGCATTTGTTGTTTGCTCATTATTATAATCTTACCAGTACCATCTTGAGGTTTCCACTTTATCCTAGTCAATTGATACCAATCATCATCTTTAATCAATTTACCGCCATGTAGTAGCCATTCTCTGCCCCTCCAATACCATTCAGCCCGAGCATTAACAAAACGATCCGGTTGATTTGGAGTTTCACCACCACTAACACCCACCTCCGATCCAACCATTTCTTTTATTCTATCAGTAGCACCCTTACCAATACCCACCTTATCAATTGCCATTTCTCTATTATTCACCGAGTATATTCTTGCCTTGGCCACCACTGATCCGGCATAGAGCATGGTGTCGGGTTGATTCTCTTTATAAATTAATCTTGCCACATTAACTGCTCTGACCACCATAGTACTGTAATTTCGCCCACCACCGGCCACATCGCCGCCTAATTTTGGAGTACCTACCAATGGCTCATCCTCCACAAAGCATCTTTCCAATTCAGTATCAGTGAGTAATGGTAGCCAACCGCTCTCATCAATAGTCCCCTCTTCCGGAAATAAACAACCGTAAAGAATATCGAATAACGGCTCATCTCTCATCTCGCTAATATAATCCTCGGTATATCTTCCCTCTCGGATCCCTCGCTCATAATCAATAAAGATTTTATAATACCTCTCTGATTTCCATGTTCTTAAAAAGTGATTGCGATTAAAAGGATTTCCGATCTTAACCAAAAAATTATCCACTGAGTCGCCCAACATACGCATTACCTTGGCTTGTAGAACATCCGGGACCAGTGATGATTCGTCCTCAATAATGTTTGGAGACCCAAAACCCATCAAAGCATTACTCACCTGATTAACCTTAGTAGCATCGGCAGAAAACACTTTGACTCTCCCTTTTCTTCTAAAACCAATTTCATCTTGGCTATGCTTCATCCGCATCCGATCAAGAGCTTCCTCACCCACCAATTGAGTTCTGATCATGGGATTATTTAAAGCAAACATAACAATATATTCTTGGATAATTCGGGCTTTATCTTTAGTACCGGCGACAATAGCCCACTTCTCGGGCTTAGTAACAACTCTAATTAAAACACCGGCGGCGACCGCAATTGATTTTCCATATCGAGTAGCGGCAATAATTTCAATACGAGTCTTATGATCCGGAGACTCACGATTCACAATACAGTCAATGATCTCCAATTGGCCCTCGGTCCATATAATTTGTTTACCGGCATCATCTCTAAAATCAAATGCTTCGAGCGCTAGTCTTGTCGATTCTCTAATTTGAAATGACATTAGGGTAGTATTTTGGATAATTTATCTAAATATTCTTTGATTTTTACATTGGTATCAGTTTCCTCTTTGTCCTTTGGATAGGCATTAGTTAGTTTGTAGAACATATCGAGGGCCGATTTTCTTGTATTACCATCCGGAGACCAAAAATAAACAGTGGCGAATATATCATATTTACTTCTCAATATTTTTCTTACCTTGCATCCGGGGACTGATTCAACCACTTTAATTATTGTTTTGTTGGTTAATTTAGCATCCATTTTATAACTATCCAATCGAGCGGCACTCATCAACTGTGACTGGAGTTCGGCTACTTTTTTATCCGGCATTGCTTTCTTTAATAATTCCAAAAAACTTTTGGCCTGAGTAACTCTTTTAGGATTCTCGGCAGTATGTTTCGAGTAACCTGCTTTCTTTAAAACCTTTCCTAAAGATAGTGGTTTACCCCTTTTTCCTACATTATCCGCAACTATCTTTATTACCCTTTGCTGTCTTATATTCGGGGGTACTACTTTTGTTTTTTGTTTTTTTCTCACCTTTGCTTTTGTCTTTTTCGTTGTCATAGTTAGTTCGGTTTTTCCGTTTATTAACTATAATAACGATAACACAAAATCAAGTCTCAATAAACTTCACGCCTTTTTTGTTCTTAATTTTATTCAATAAAAATTTCTTTTTCAATTTATATACCTCGGTCAATTTCCCTTTTACATCCTCAATCACTTTATTTCCCTCGTCATCGATGTAAGTAAAATCCGCGATGTAAATTACTCCCCGGACTTTTTCTCCGGCGCATTTAAAAGGTTTTAGTAAAACAAAAGGCACCTGTGATTTTAGACGATGTATTACTCCACCCGACTGTAAAACATTCAGCTCTTGACATCTGGTGGCCTCTTTTTTTGAGTCATGTAGATGATTTTGCCTACAAACAGTCTTTATTGCTCCAAACTTGTTTTTTCCTTGAGTTTCTTTTTGCCACTCTTCAATTGACATTTCAATCATACTTTTATTGTTCCGGGTTTAACACTAGTGGTCTTTATAAATTTAACTCCATAGATTTCTCCAATCTCCGGTCCTATCTTTAAATTTTTTAGATGTCTAGTGGGTTTCCTTTTACTAACTTTAAAATCAAATTTAAAACCGAACAAATTAAAAATTATTCTTTTTATTGTTCTATTAAAAGTCAAATGCACCCACCTCGTTTTTTCTTTCATTTTATTATTTAAAGATTAAAGGTTTATTACTTCTTTCCAACATCACTTTTTTCCAGTAAGGATCGCGACTAAAAAGATTCCAAATAAAACAATAGATATATCCCCATACTTCTTTTAAATTCATAGTGGAGATGCCGAGAGTTGCACTCGGGTAGCTTATTGCTAAGCATTCTAAAACATCCCCATTTTGCCAACTACCTTTTGCTATATAGGTTGGCGCTACGGATTCCACACACAAGGCTCTGGGCTAGATCGACTGATACTGTAATCGCTAGCGGTGCCATCTATAATCCGGATATTAGAGTATCG